TGAGAATACCATAGATCATAGTTGTCAAAGTCAGAAGAAAGATCTGTTCCAAATACGAATTGAGATGCTTTTCCTGTGTAGATCAAATCAGTTGTATTCAATCCTGCAACCTTTACCACTCTCATATCAGTTCCTGGTACGATCACCTCATCCATAGTAGCAATCTGTGCAGGAGAGTAATGGAAGAAATTCAAATCAACAAGATTCTTCATCAAGTAGTTGAAGTTCTCACGACCAGTGAAGCATACGAAGTCTCCAGCTTCAGCAACATTCTCAGGAGTTGTAGTGAATGCCTCATAAAATACATCATATGCATTTGTTGAGTCGATAGTTGCAACAGCAGAAGCATTCAAGTCAACACATCCAGCAGCAACTGTCAAGATAGTTGAGAATCCATCCATCCACTGAAGATTTCCTGTACCTGTAGCTTTGTCTCCTCTCCATATCAATTTGTCTAATTCAAGAGCATGAAGGCTCAATAGATAGTTAGTGATCTGAGCTTCAAAAGGAAGAGCTTTGTCCTCAGCAGATGCTCCAGGGCGAAGTGCCAACTGAGTCCAGAATCCTGCAAGGTCCTTCTGGCAGAATGACTTCATATATCCAAGAGTCTCAACAGCAATAGCACGATCAGTGAATACTGTATCTCCTGATGGAGTCATCGAACAGTCACCAGCTTGATAAACGATTGAATCATCCATCAACTTGATTTCTTGAGATCCTTTGATCCCTTCTTGAATTGTGATATAACCTAAGGTCTTAGCCTCAGTTACTGATCTTGTGATAAGATCTTCTCTTTGCTCATCAACATACGCTGCCAATCCTGATACATCGTAGTCGAACTTTGTCTGAATGTACTTTTTTAGTGACATTTTACTTTGTTTTTTTTAGTTGTTTTTTAATTGATTTCTAAGGAACAATTGACGACTTGTCAAATTGCTGTTATGGCGAGAGAATTTTTCTCCCTCTGTAACTTCATTGGAAGGAGCTGACTTGAATGATTCAAAGTCTGCCTTCATGCTGTTCATCTCTTGACGAAGAGAATCATTATCATTAACAATAGTCTGTATCATTTCACCAAGATCAGAGATGATACTTGTGAATGATTCCATCTTTGCCATAACGATTGATTCAACTTCCTCAGCACTCATAGACTGCTCAACAACTTCTGAAGCTGCTTGCTCAACAACCTCATCAGCAGGAGCCTCATCAGCTGGAGCTCTCTCATCAATGATCTCAACAATAATACCTTCTGCATCCGTTACAATAGATACACCTTCTAATTCTCCACCAAGAGCATGATTACCCTCTGGAGCTGGGATCTGCTCCCCATCAGCTACTATAAAGACAGCAGTACCGACAGCAAGATCACCATCATAGCTGATCACTGTACCATCCATCAATGTAGCCTCTGCAAATTCCATCGAGGTCTTTGCGAACATTGACTTCATTTCAGCGATAGCTTCAATCACTTTTTTGAAATTTTCGTTCATAATATTACTTTGTTTTTTTATATATGTTTTCTTGTTCACAAAATTTGCAATTCTTTCAATTTTGCCTCAGCCCATCTCTTGCCTGCAAGTCCTCCCCATAGTAGATAGGAGATAGTTCCACAGGCAGATGTATCATCAGGATTATAGTATTCTTCAGCTCTTGAAAGATAGGAATACATTCTCTTGATAACATCTACAGATACTGTATCTCTGTTGGCCAAAGTAGTGGCTCTGAGCTTACCTACTCTTGTCGCACATTGATTGCCATTCTTTTGATTCATCTCAAGTCCTTTCCTTGCATTGTTGCTCACAGCTTCTGGATAGTCATTGTAGAAGTTGATATACTCCTTCACTGACTTCAGCTCCTCAAATATCTTGCTCATCATCTGGTCCTCAAGAGTCTCATCAGTCATGGTCATAGTGAATACACCCTCAACTGAGAATCCTGTGAACTCCCCTGCTTTTGCTTTGGACCATACTTCAGGATCAGTCACTTTATAGGATACTATCCAGGAGCCATCATTCACATCCTTGAATCGTTCCGGAGCAGTGAATCCTTTCTCAGCATCTACTTGATAGCTGTGGATCATATATATTCCATTCACTACTCTTGATGAATCATGCTCAAGGTTTACATTATTGAAGTTGCCTCTCCTGGCATAGTCATGAATGATATCTTTGATTGCTTGCTTTGTGAATACTACATAATACTCCTCACCAGAAGGATCTATTCTGTAGATAGGAGTATCTGCTGAGATTGCTACTCCAGTGATCACTTGCTCCTCCTCATTGAAAATGAATCTCTTTAAATTTGAGAATGTTTGAAAAGAGATTTCATGAGCAGGATCATGTACCAGAGAATTGAATTCAACAGTAGTCTCCTCATCATTGAGATCAATCATAATCTCATATATTGGAAGGTCTTTCAACATAGTATTATAATATGTATTTTTGTTCACAAATGTACTTCGTCTATCCATACAAAAAGAAAGGAGATGACTTCCTGATATATCAGTCCATTAAATGGGTAAAGAAATTATATCCAGCTGCTGATATATTTGTCATTGGAGATCCTGTCAATGGAGTCAACTATATACCACACGAAAAGCAGTTTAAGAATAGAGGATCAGATGTCACTGATAAGATAGTGACATATTGCAGAAGTATAAAAGGAAAGTTCATCTATATGAATGATGATTTCTTCATCGGGAATCAATTCAATGCTGAGAGAGTCCTGTCAAATGGTTTAATCAA